GGCGCCTCTAAGGCGTTGGGATAGTCCCACGACCATACGCGTCTGCGGTTAGGTCCTTCTTTATCGGAGAGTTATTATGTATGAGGAGACGGTTTTTAAGTTATGGGCACGGTATATCTATTCGACGGGCCAATTCCCTAACCCCGACTACACAAATACGACCGCTAGTTGGACAACTAGAGATCGTAGTTGGTATAGGGGCGGGACTAGCCTGCCGGACTGGAAAAACCGTATTCGTAACCATCAATCGGCTACTACCAACTTCGATGCTGTCAAGTCAACAATTCGTTGGAGACCTGGCACCACCGTTGTAACTCGTACGGGTACTCTTCAACCAGGATGGCTTTGGCATGCTAAAACTCAAGGTTTCTACAAACTAGGAACCATTGATGGCAGCATCCCGAGCTATGACTGGGGTACGTATAAAACCGCGTATAACTTAGCTGTACAACGTCTTTATGACTTCATTCGCTCTATAGAATCGCCAGCTAACGCCGGCGAGGATATTGGCGAATATAAGCAGACGGTTAACCAGATCCGTAAACCGATGGCCGGTCTCCAGGACTTGACGTCTTATGTTGTTAATAACCATGTTAACCTTCTTAAGAAGGCTAAGTGGAATAACATCAAACAGACGGCCAAGGCCTTGGGTGACCTTACATTAGAATACAGATTCGGTCTTAAACCGTTGCTTAGTACGCTAGCCGAGGCTAAGGTCTCTCTTGAAAACCGCGATGTCATGTTTGAATTTTATCGTTTTAACGTAAAAGGCAAGCACGATACCGCTTCGTTTACCAGGAGTGGCCCATATGGGACTGGAGCCATACGTCATACCTATGGTGAGACTATTCGTTCCCTTGTTACCGTAAGGTTCAAGGGCGAATATCGCATCGGGCACAACGTTGACCGCCGGTCCTTTAATGCGGGTATAGGTCTAACATGGCGGGAAGCAATTCCTACCATTTATAACCTAATCCCGTATAGCTTTTTGGTGGACTATTTCACGAACGTTGGTACGTTCATGTCCATCTTCTCGGTTCCATGGCCGAATGTGGCGTGGTGCAACAAAACTAGTCGTTTTCGCCATGAAGAGATCTTTACAGAGCTCTCAGGCGAAGGGATTAGCCAGTTCGCAACCACGTCATTCACGCCTAGTAGTTATACTTATACCCTCAAGCGGATACTTAGGACGGACCAGTTAACGATTCCTTTGCCTATGCTGGAGTTCAGTCTTCCGACTGCGCATCAGTATAGTAACATTGTGGCGTTGTTGGCTAGTAGGCTTCCGATAATTGGTAATCTTACCAAGAAGCTGAACCGCCAATCTGGTGGGGCCTTTGATCGTGAGTTTCGACTCGCGACCAGAGACCGCAATCTCCGTATCCCGTATCCGTTCCATCAGTAGGTCTTCAAAAGCCTACTTCACCCTGACTAATGGAGTCTGTTACATGTCAATTGCGCTTTCGTCACCTGTAGCTGGTGCGACTGTGACTGGGCTTTCAAGCCCAACCTACAGTGTTGTCGCTGACCAGGCACCTAACAACCATTCTAAACAGTGGTATGTTAGTGCTATTGGCGGGACCCAGACGGGCGTCGATTCAGGATCTACAGCGAGTAAGCCTTGGACGTTTACGTTCCAAAGGCCTTCTTCGATGAAGGTTCTGAATTCTGTCGACGTCACTGGTGTCCTCCGCCAGGTCGGTTTCAACACTTACGAGTACATGATGCGGCGCGGAGCAATTCCGCTTACCGGTCAGGCTGCTCGGGTTATGAACTGGCGTACGCAGTTCCCTGTCCTGGTCGGTGCTGATACAGCTGATCTCCCGAATCTTCGGGCGGCTGTGTCGTCTTATATCGGCGTGTTGAATCAGCAGGCCTCTGGGCTTGCCGACACGTTCACTACGGGTTCTCTGTAAGGAGAGCCTTCGTGAAACGAAATAAGAAGATCCTCTGGATATCTGTGCTACTGACAGCTCTTGCTGCCGGTGGGTACACGATTCCAAAGTGGGTCACAGATACTGTTGAGGCTTACCAGCCTCAATAGCGTCTGTAGCATCGACCCTGCGGTGGGTTAGGACCCCACTAGATATTGAGTATTGATTTCAATCCCAATAACTAGGCCAGCTTGGCCTAAAGGACTTAATGTGTATATCTATCCATTTATGTCTGCTTCATCCCACAAGAACCGCAAGGTTCGTGTAGTGCACGATATGTTAGAACATCTCGTGTACAGCGATGACATCATCATTGACGGGTCATTCGAGCTCTCAAACGCTCGTCCGACCTTGTCCTACGATGATGAACTCCTGCTTGAGGTAGACCTGGTAGATCGCATCATCAAGAAAGATGTGATTGTCCTGCTTGACCCAGTTAAGGTCCTGAACGGCTGTACATCATTTATGGTGTATTGCATGAACAGGTGGGACGGTGAGATCTCGGAGCTCTTTAAAAAGAGTTTCCGTGATACACTGTCTCGATTCTTGGCTGGTTGGGCGAGGGAGGACGGACTCATTGATGGGTCCCAATCCTACAATCTCGTCTATCTCCTTTCTAAGGCCTCATAACTTAAGGTAGTCACTATGTCGCTATTTAGCGCGCAGGAGCTCTTTAGAATCCTACAAAAGGACCTTCGTAACTCTTACGGCTGTGATAGTATTGGTGGTTTACACCCTACTACTCAACAGCGTGACTTTGCGATTGATGTAATGTGTGACAAATTCCTTTCGAAATTTGTTCCACGTGCAGATTCCCGCTTGGATCGCATCGCTTTTGAGACTTTCGAGCAATCGAATAAGTCTGCAGAAGAATGGCGACCTGCGACGGGTCTGAATAGTGGCCAGGAGCAACTTGTCGGAACCTTCCTTCAGTACCTTGATCGGTACTTTACGGAAGATTTTGGACAGGATTGCGAATGGTCCTGGGGTAACATCTCGCTTCATGCGAGGTGCGGCCCCGGGGTGTCGAATGGTGGTCGCGGCACTAGCTTCTTTGAGAAGCATTATAGTGGACCGCTAACGGCATCCTCACCTTTTGTATTGGACTTGTACCAAGCCGATATTCGCTTATGGCCGGAAGAGTGTATCGCTGAACAAATACGCGATGCACACTATGGGCCCCCTAAGCTAATCGGTGGATCGAAACTTTCATTCGTTCCAAAAACGACGAAGACCAGCAGGATGATCGCGATTGAGCCTACGCTCAACATGTTCTATCAGCTGGGGATAGGTTCGATACTCGAGAAGCGCCTAAAGCGTTTCTTTGGTATTGACCTGTCTCTCCAACCTGATAGCAACCGCTGTTTAGCTAGGCTTGGTTCGGTCATCGATGCGACTCATGGTGATGGTTTTGCAACCATCGACCTAAGCAGCGCGAGCGACTCGATCTCTCTAGGACTATGCGGGTATGCAATACCTGCAGAACCTCTAGATAAGATGCTGAGCGTTCGTTGCCGCTATGCGAGCAGTAAATTCTGCTCCGATGAGACGAGCTACATGCGACTGAACATGATGTCTACGATGGGGAATGGTTTCACCTTCCCCCTCCAGACAGCTATATTCGCTGCTGTAGCTGCTGCGAGCGTTTCCATGGATGATGAGATACTGGCCATGCCAAAAGCGTGGTCAGAGACTCACATCGGTGGTCTGTACTCAGTCTTTGGAGATGACATCATTGTCAAATCCAGGGCTGCAGAAAGGGCGCTCTGGCTTCTCCGTTACCTAGGCTTTACGCCCAATAAGGAGAAGTGCTTCGTAAGTGGTTCGTTCAGAGAATCCTGTGGCTTTGATTTCTATCAAGGCTTTAATGTCCGCCCGTTCTTCCTAAGGAAGGCGGAGACGGTCCAGGACTTATCTGTTTGCTATAACGGACTTGTTGAATGGGCAGCACGATGTCTTGTCCCCATCCCTGGGGCCCTTGACTATGTCTGTGACTGGATCAATTCCTTAGGGGGGACCCACTGGGTACCCCTCGCGGAGGATTCAGCCGCAGGTGTGCGTGTACCGTTTGTACTTTTAAAAGGGTTCAAAAAGGATCCCTGGGTACAATCGATAGCCTATTCCCATTTCGTAGCGAGGCCCGGAAGGCTTCGTTTTCGAGATGGTGGCAAGCCGATAGCGAAATACCTTATCTCAAACCCTAGTGGTTTGTTCATGTCTATACTCAGAGGTGAGTGTAGATCTGGGGTGATTTCACAAAGATCACCCAAGACAAGGTATGGAACGAAGGTATCTATCTGTCCAAACTGGGACCATAGACACTACTCACTCCAAGAGTGGTTTGACGACTACTCGACGAGTTTTGCCTCCTTTCCACGGAGGGCTGCGTTGATTATAGGGGATAAACTCCCGAATCGTCGACGCAGGTCCGTGAGTTAATAACTCCGGCAATAGGGGCTGCCACCGGTAACGGTGGCAGGCATGCGGCTCAGCAGCCGCTTGTGAGGTAAGGACCTCAATG